AAACGTACCAATTATAATAATCCCGTCCCCACGCCGCCGCACTCTGCAGTGCCGACCGAATCGTGGATTTGAAATCATCATCCTTGGTTGTCTTCCAGATCCATCGAGGAATCTCCTCGACGACCCCCTTATCCAATGGGCCCACATACACCGTTGTGGCTCCACCATGTGGATTTGGAAGAAAGGAACGTTTCAGAAGTGTGAGTTGGGAAAACGGAATCCATCGCTCAAGCTTATCGGATTTGTCAGTCGCAGTCAATTCGACTCCAACTGGCGCGAGAATTTCAGCTAACATTAAACCATCAAAATATTCAGCATCAGGCGAAACAGTATAAATAAAATCATCACCATAAACAGTCAAAGCAAGATGTTGGGTCCAGGCAGTATATGTGGCCATATTAGGTTTGCCACACAAATGAGCTGCCTTGATCCAAGCGTAGGTTATCAACAAATGATTAGCAATACAATTAGCAACAGTCGTCATCATCTGACCAGAGGGATTTCCCTGGTGACAATGATAAACATCACCCATAGCGAACAGAAAATGATTACGAGCCTCAACAGATGAACAATCAATAGCAAGTTTATCTTTAGAATCAGGATAAAATTCAGCAACCAAATCATACACAAGAGTTAACAATGGATTTGACAAGGACGCATCATAGCCAGAGTAATCAAAACCGACATGACGAGTTCCCATCTCACGATGATAATAAGCAAGATCATTCCATTCCATCGACGCAGGATTAATACCATAACAATGATTCAAAGTTGGACGATTAGCTTTAAATTGAGTAACAAAATCAGCAAACAACATACGATCACACATAACTTTCTCAATCGGCGACGCAGTAAATATCCGAGTCTTCTTTTGCAGCACACGATCAATGGGTCTTTTCTCAACCTTCAAGGAACCATTGAAGAGCGCGGGATACGCAATCCCCTCGCTCCACAACTCCAAGACCTCATTGACCTTATCTTGCAAAATTTTTGGATATTCAGTTTTCCCAGTGTTGTTAACATCAAACAAATACGCTTTTCCTTTCTCACCTTGCGGTCGAAACGCCGTCCAGGGTAAACCGGGCGACGTATCGAACGCAACCTGAGCCAGGGTGCCATACGTGTTCATGCCTTCAACACCACACGACCAATACTCCGACGGATCAAAATGCGAATGACAATCTTTAATTACAAGTTTATAACGCTGTAAAACAAATTTATATGCAGTTTTCATAGTATCATTGTCGAACTCACCAATGTCATGATATTTCTTAACCAACGCCTTTTGCATTGCCTCGACAGACATGTTTGTTGGAAGCCAAGCTGACTTCTTTCCAAACAAATCCGGTTTAGCAACTGCAATCGGGGAACGAGTGATTTCGTTCTTCGGAATGTTCATCAACGATGGTGAATTAAACTGATACTCTCCAATAGACGGCAAAGCATAAGTACATTTAGCAACAGGCGGACCTTTAACTTCAGGATAATCATTCAAACCTTTACAACGCAGAGGACTGGCAAAAGCAGTAACCAGCTCCTGCGTGATTGGCTGAAAACAAGACGATTTCTCATCTCCAGCAACATACAAACCAGCAATACGAGTAGCACCAGATTCTTTCATAAACAACAACGAACCACAATCACCAGCACGCAACGGCAAATTTTTCACATTATACAAATTAGAACGATATGAATTCATATCGTCAGCGTAACGAATCTCAGACAACGACGACACATCATTATTATTCAAAGTATACGAAACAGCAGGCAAAGCATCTTCCATACGCGGAACCAAAATCATGGCATTCAAATTAGATATATAACCAGGACGATGAATCTCATGACAAAAATGTTGAATCAAACGACGACGCGAAATCATTTTCTTAAAATGTACACGAACCAAATCAGTATTAGCAAGATTCCATCCAGACACACCTTTCAATTGATTAGCAAACAATACTTGGTCAGAATTAACAACTTCAGCAAAAGTAATATCATCACATTTAACAACAAACTTCCAAGACTGCAAATCACGATAACCAGAAAACAAATGAGCTGGAAAAACAACATCAGAACCACCAATCGAAATACCATACAACGAAGTAGAAAAAGAACCAGTTGATATTTTAGCATGGACGATAGACTCAGAAATCATGTCAAGATGTTTCATCTCAGAAGTATCCTCATCGAAACCACCATGAGGACGGAAATTCCACTTTCCACGATTACGCCCCCGATTTTGTTGGGGCGCAGGACGCGAAGCATGATCATTGTCTTCCTTTGATTCAACCTCTTCCCACTTGTCAGTATCAGTGTCCCACAACATACGACGACCTTCTTTATTCCGATACTGACCTTCATCATCACGAGATAATTCCTGTTCATGAGTAGCACGCAACATACGATCGACATCAACCTTACCACGAGCAGAACGACGCTTGCGACGGGAAAACCACGAAAACACCATACCTACAACTACAGAAACAATAATAGACACAACAACGGCAGCAGCTTGAACAAGAACAAGAAAGAAACCATCAGAATTAAACAAAGCACGAGCCAAACGAGTTAGATGACGCCAACCAGTACAAACAGTTTTATACAACCAACCAGTTGTACCAACTTCGGTACAACGAGAACGATCACGCGAATGATTTAAAATACCACGAATCAAAGTAACATTATACAACAAATCAGCTATCTTCTTTCCACGAGCACGAGAAGGATGACTTTTATCCTCGTGCGCAGCGACAACATGACCATGATCAAACGAAGCAGGAACATCATAACCAGTAAAGAGACAAGACCCATCATAATCAGCATAAAACCCACGAGTACCATCAGACCACATAATACCACACAATGAATCATTAGAAATAACATCAGTAGGCGGTTCAGGAAATTAAAATCAGTACCAGGGATAGAAGTAGGACGCACACAACGACGAAACTTTGGTTCATAACCAAAGCCAGCGGCAATCTCGAGCAACTCAGCAGAACCCTGAGCCAACGCACGAACAAGCAAATCATGATCAGCTTTACGAATATCTTGAGCAATAGCACCATGTTTAACATAATTACGAACAGACAAATCAATAGTAGCACGATCATAAGTACGAGCAGCAATGTT